AACCGACAATCTCTTGACCTTGTTTCTCTTGTTGACGACCAAGAATCCAGATATTGTCCGCACTGTAATAGATGCCAGTACCACCAGAAACTACCGCTTTCGGGAACAAGCCCATTTCCTGATAGGTGTGGTTAATAGCTAACATAGGAATATTCTTCATAGTCAAGTATGGAGTTGCCATACGGAATAAACCTTTTAACGCTTTAGCTCGAGACATATCAGCTACTGACTTCTCGTTCATGGCATCTTCTAACTCTTTCTTAGAAGCCAAGTTACCGATAGAGTCAATCACGATAATGACATCATCGTCACGGTCAATTTGTTCTAGCTGATTAATTAAGTCGAACTTCAATTCTTCTACGTTAGTGATTGGCGTATGTAATACTCGAGAAGTATCAATACCGAACTGCTCAAAGTAAGATTGCGGAGAACCGAACTCTGAATCGTAAAATAGCATAGCAGCATCAGGTTTAGCGTCAAGGTATGCACCAGCCATTAGTAGGGCAAACGAAGTTTTAAAGTGCTTAGATGGACCAGCAAGAACAGTCAATCCTGGACAAACACCGCCATCAGTAGAGCCAGATAGCGCGACATTTACCATTGGGACATTAGTCGGAACCATATCCTTTTCAGTGAAGAATTTACTCTCTGATAATACCTCGGTGGTATCGATCTTAGAGTTTTTCTTCAGTTTATTCATAATAGACATTATAGTCCTCCAAATTTAACATTCTGTTCTTTTTCTCTATCATCAAGCTCGTATTGTAACCTATAACTACTGTTGACGTCAAGCACTTTTTTCAATAAATCAAATTCTCCTCCACTAAAATAATGGAAAGCATTAGTATCTTTAGGGAAACACGCTCCACCGAAGCCTCTGCGTCCGTCTGGTCCAGGAACCATCATATGACTGTTACCTATCCTTGGGTCATGCTTTACCGCTTCGGAGATAACGTCATAGTTCGCCTGATCGAACTTATCCACTTGGTCTTTAAGTTGATTAAAGAACGTAACCTTAGTAGACAAGAAAGTATTGATAGTGTACTTAATGAACGAAGCTTCTACTGCTGAAACGTGTATAGACTTAGCATTAACGCATTTACTATTATTGTCATACAAGTATGCCACATCAACAGTAGGCTCAAATAAACCACCAAAGACGTTAAAGGTAGCGTTGATAAAATCTTCTTCAGCATTAGCTTCAGTAAGGAACTCTGGGTTATACACGAAGCGAGATGGAGCCTTATCCGACAACTCTTGGACAATATCAGGTGTTACTGTTGATTTCAAAACAACTAAACATTTAGAATTATCATAAAGTTTATTGATTACATCTACTACAATAGAAGAATCTATTTTACCAGTGTCAGACATAGGAGTCGGTACACAAATAAAGGCGAAGTCTATATCCTTATCATATAGGTCTTCAACCGAAGTACCTTCCCGTGGATCGATAATAGTAATATCGTTCATAGGAAGGTCGAAGCCATGGCGCACAGCTTTACCTACAAAGCCGTGGCCAACAATAGCGATTTTAAAGGGTGTACTCATTATAAAGTCTCACTTAAATTTGATTATATTCTTTGTACCAAGCATAGAAACGTTCAACACCTTCTGCGATACTAACCTTTGGATCATAACCAAGCTTCTGGAGTTTAGCGGTATTTGACCAAGTCTCTTTGGTGTCAGCAGGATGTTTAGGTTGAAGATCTTTAACAGCCTCTTTACCTGTATTCTTTTCGATCTCGCCAATAAAGTCCATAAGAGCGACTTGCTCGCCTCGACCGATATTAAAGATCTCGCCTGAAGGAATATCTTGATTATTGAGAACGATCTCGATACCATCAAGGATGTCTTCAACAAAAGTGAAGTCACGTTTCATATCCCCATAATTATAAACGGTAATTGGCTGTCCGTCAAGTATTTTATTCGTAAAGTCAAATAACGCCATATCAGGACGTCCCCATGGACCATATACGGTAAAGAAACGAAGACCAGTTGTATTCAAACCAGAACCCTGCATCTGGCATTCGTTAGTCCACTTGGACCAACCATAAGGGTTAAGTTGTTTACCAGTTTCCTTACCTTCAGTCCAAGGCACTTCAGAGCCTGCATAAACACAAGAGGTTGAAGCATAAACGATACGGACATCAGGAAGGTGCTTTTTACAAATATCAATAAGGTTTTGTGTAGCATCGATATTATTAGAATGGTATTGTTTCTCTTTCCCGAAAGAGTCTCGCACGCCTGCGTGTGCTGCTAGGTGTACAATTGTATCGGGGTTAAAGGTTCGGATTAGCCCTTCGAGTTTAATATCGTCTCGCATATCGCAACCCCAAACAGGGATACCGAATGCTTTTACTCGATCTACTTTTAGTTGTGGGTCATATAGGTGACTATTGAAGTTATCGATGCCTTGTACTTCAATACCTTGATCCATTAGACGTTTTGTTAATTGACTACCAATAAAACCAGCAGCCCCAGTAACTATTACTTTTTTCATCTTAATCATCCATTCTTGTAAATATAATTTAATGCCGAATTTGCTTCTACCGTCATAGGTCTGTTTTCATACCAATTGCCAGTATCTCTGTCGAATTCTCTACATAAGTCTTCAATTTGTGTAGCAGTCATAGGATATCCACGCTTATAAGCATTTCCTGCGATACTTACCATAATATGATACATCTTACTATACCAACCCGTATCAGATATTGTTAGATAATCTTTAGCGAGTTTCTTTGGCCAAAAGGGACAATCTCTATAACCAGTCCAACTGAAGTTCGTGTTATTTAGTTGGTTCTTCCTGTGGCTTATTACAGCCTGTTGGAACTCAACTGGCAACTTATCTAGGAAACTGTTACCAGTCTTCTCGTGGTATGGGTGTTTGGCTATAAGTTCACTTGTGTTGAGAGGAATGCCAGATCTATTATCAAAAATAAAGCCATAAGCAGAAGGATACTGTGCTGGCACATAATACATCCGCGCAAGATCTTTAGTTTGAGGATCTCCGATCTCACCCAGCTCGGTGTTAAGGGCAAACCAGAACGCTTTGATCCTACTTGCTTCAATCTGTTCGTCAAGTCGGAATACGATCCTAAACTTAACATGGTCGCTACGAGAAGAAGCAGTACTATAAACGCAGTAGTCGATATCCCCAAGTTTAGCATGTAATTGCTCCTTTAATTCTATAATATCATTACTAAAATTATGATCATCAACATCCACAGCACACCAACCACCCCAGTATAAAGTGTTCGCATTAGCACGAGTTGTACCCTCCGCGAAAACAGCAGGAGTAATGAGAGGAGAAGAATCGCGTCCACCTTTTTTACCCTCTTTTTCATAAAGCCCATATAATAATTCAACAAACTCTCCCCAAGAAGGAAGAACCATCTTGCGGTGAGTTTTATTGTCAAACTGACTTTTAAATATAGTTAATTCATAATTCATAGGATGTATTATAATATAAGTCGATAATAAAGTAAAGCGTTTTTTTAAGAAAGGAAGAAACTGAACCGACAGCATGACTAAGGAGAATTTGGGGTGGATACTGCGGTTCAGTTGTTAAGATCAAATCAAGTAGATTCATAGTATATTTCATAATCTACAATATTATATAGTGTAATAATAACCCTATTGTTTGTAAAGTTTTTCTACTATTTAACTTACATCAAATTTTAGCCAAAGAAATCTTCCAAAGAAGCAACAGGCTCAGGAGTCCAACCCACAGCGTCAAGTATGACTGTTAGTGGATCCAAGAAAGTTTTAGAGAACATCAAATCGTAGTCGACATATTTGTGAAGCCCCAGTTCTTTGGGTAGAACAGTCGGAAACGACACGATATTCTCGTTTAGTGGGTTTGGCTTTTTAAGATAAACGAATTTAATCTTTTCGCCAGATTTAATCATCTCGTGGCGTTTAGATAACCCATTATCTTTAATAGCTTTGTTATAAAGTAGAGAGCCTCTGACGTGAATCGGGCAACCTTTACCATATATGTCTTTAGTACTCATCCACTTCTCTAGCTCTTTCACCCCACGAGGAAACGATACGTCTTCAGGTGGAAGGTTCCGGAATAGGGACTTAAACTCCGAAATAAACTGTTGAGTATCTGATTCGGAACCTTCTACAATAACCTTGAACACTTCCTTAAACTTATCCCGAACGATCTGAGGTGTAGAAGATTTAACCGCTTCAATACCCATCATCTTCAGTTTAGGCTCTGGGTACTGTACACCCTCGTTATTGTGGACGTTAAGAATGTATCGCTTCTTAGCAACCCATATGGCTTTATCGGCAATAACCTCTCGACCCATCTCCATCCGTGGATCGTAAGCATTAGTAATACGCGCCAGCTCTTCATAAGCAGGAGCAATAACTTTAGGCTCGAAATGACCAGAACAGATTTTATCCAAGAACTTGACAGGGTCGTTCGGCTTGAACTTCTCTATCAATTTACTCATGTTAATATAGAGCGAGTCAGTATCAATCGCAATAACGTAGTCTTTGTCCTTAGTTTCTAGAACCTCGTTCATACCTTTATTGACGGCACGTTCAGCCCACTTAATAGCGAGTCGACCACCAGCTGTAATAGCCTCAGCAACACCTTGGTCAAAGTAACGGAAGTAACGATTACCTAGTGCTCCATAGAGTGAGTTCATGAGAATCTTAATTGCCATCTGCTCGTTCTCAAGCTGAACGATTTTAGATTGTAGCATCTCATTCTCGGTATCATGATACTCCTGCTGAGTTTTTAACATCTCGTTCTTAGTAATTCTACGTTCAGCATATAAGTTGGCAATAATCTCAGGAATAACCCCTTGCTTATCTTTTCGGAAGCGAACACCAGTAGGCGCGACACAAACGTCTTCATCAACCTTCAGCCCATTCTCTAGTATGCTCTCGACAGAAACGTTAGGAATTATACCTCGCATAATAGTCTCGGGAGACATATTATACTGAATAATAATGTTAGGATATAGAGAGTTCAAGTCGAAAGAAGTAACCCATTCGTGTTGACCTACAGCTGGCTCTTTTACATATCCTCCTGGGTAGTTCGTCTTGGTCTTGACTACCTTTGGTGGTACTGCTACTTGCTGACGGTCTAGAACTCGATAGATAAATGAATCCCAGATGTTAGTCGTACCGAAAGCGTCCTCAAAGTTTACTCCACCCTTAAAGGCGATAGTCATAGTCAGCTGCATCAGACCAGTCTTTTCTATCATTCGCTGGACTAGCTCAACGTCTTTTATGTTATAGTCAATAAACTTTTGGTAATCTTCTTTATAAAGAGTATAGAGATTGCCATGTTCGGAGTAGTCTAGTTTCTTCTCGCCAAGTACTGTGTGTGCCACGTGGTCAAGTTTATAGGACTCTTGTTGGCCATATGAGTAGCCAAACTTTTTGAAAACATCTAGGAAGTCTAGCTGCTGGATACCTTGAAGCTCATAGTAATGATGCTCTCGGTTCATAATAGTAACCGTTCGAGAATTTACTCTTCCCCAAGGAGATAGTTTATTAATAACCTTTGGACCAAGTACCTTATTGATACGGTTGATCAGGTATGGCATATCGAACATCTTAGTGTTCCAGCCAGTAATCACGTCAGGATAGCGATTAGTATAGTGCTGGATAAAATACTCGAGCAGAGCAGCCTCGTCGCTACATTTAAGGTATGAAACGTCTTCACGAGTATTATCGTAATCACCTAGACCATAAACGTAATATCGCCCAGTCTTATCCGTAAGCGCAATAGAAATGACAGGATAGTTCGCTTCATCAGGCTCTGGGAATCCGTCGTCAGATTGAACCTCGATGTCGATATTCATTACATTTACTTGACTGTAATCAAAGTGGATATCGTTAGGGAACTTGTGTGTGATATACTGGAATACAAAGTTATTCATTCCGTAGATGTCTACATTCTCTACGTTTTCATATCGTCTTATAAAGTCAGAAGCTTCTTTCATGTCATCAAATAAAATTGGCTTCAGGGTTTGCCCCTCTAGATTCTTCCAGACGCAATCGTTATCGTCTGAGCGTAAGAAAAGAGTGGGCATGAATTTCTCTTTGCGGGCAACTGGCTTACCATACTCATAGCCGCGATATAGTATGCTGTTTCCGTAACGTTCAACTGACGTATAAAATTTCATGTAATCCTCCAATTAAGCAACAATTCTACCTTAAAACTGAGCAAAAGTAAAGGATTAATCAATGACTTTAAAATATTCGTGTCTCGTCCAAGGTTGATCCTGATAAGTACCCTTATAACTGTGATGATCTTGAGTCACACACATAGACTTGGATATTACTTGAGTTGTAGGGACAGGAATTGAATTAGCATCGCCGAAAATACTATCCACCTTTTGTTGATAAGTGTTATAATACTCCCCGATGTGCCTGCCGAAGCCCAGTTTAGTACAACATTTCCAAGGGTGTATAGCGGTATGAATTCTATTCCTATAATTTTGTTTAGATAGAACGTCAGTAGTATATGTTCTGAAAAGACGCTGTAATGTACAGTAAGGACCACAATTAATAGGGAATGAATAATTAATCAGTAAATTGTACATAAATTCCGCAGTTATTCTATCCAAAGAATACATTCCCATAAATAAACCAATGTTAGAATAAAGAAT